CTGGCCAATCTTCAACATATCTTTTACAAAATCAGGAACCATCCAAGCTGTTGCTTTATTACTTAATAATTTTTCTGCCCAATTTTTAAGTTTTTCAACTAAGCTATCAATAAGACTCATAACTTTGTCAATTACTTTTTTAATGAAAGCAAATGTTTGTGGAAACTCAGCTGCGAACCATTCTATTTTTTCTTTAAACCAATCTCCAAGTTTTGTTATAAAGCCAGAGATAGCATCTATGAGTGGTTGAATCATTTCTTGGACTTTATCAATGATTGGTTGAACACTTTCCATAAACCAATCTTTAATTCCTCCAACAAATTCATCAAGTGCTTCTTTTATTGTTTCCCAAAGACCAGATGCCCATTCAGCAAAACTATCTTTGAAGGCAACAAATATAGCAGTAACTATAGCACCAACAGCTAAATATTTTGTAAGTGATTTTAGAATATTACCTGCACTAAAAGTTTTCTTCAAATTTCCTAAAACATTCATTCCTTTTTTAGATTTTTCTGGAGCAGGTCTTCTTTCTATTTTTCCAACTTCAATATCTAACTTTTCATCAGCTAATGATGATTTTAAAAACTTAGCATCAGCGCCACGAGCGGGCGTACCACCTTCTAGTTTTACTAATTTTTGGATGTTTTGTCTAGCAACATTTAAATCACGAGCAAAACTAGGCAAAGACATAAAGTTTTTGCCAATTACTTTTGTAAGCGCTGATGTATTTTTTTCTGAACTTACTTTAGATGGATTTTTAGAACCAAGAACTTTAGTCTTGATAACTGATCCTAAAATGTCTGAAATTGAGGCCATTATGTTGTCGCTAACATTTTAGCAAAATCTGCGTTATACACATCTGCTGTTGGAGGTTTTGTTTTGCCAGAAGATGCAGATTGATTGTTTGTTGTTGGAGCATTTACAACTGAACCTTGATCTGCAGCCGATTCCATTCTTTGTCCTTCGGCCACAGAAGAAGAAGTTTGAGATATATCAGAACCCGATGGTGCAGTAGGAGCAGAAGCAACAGAAGCTCCGCCGGCACCACCGCCACTAGCAGATATTGCTGGAGCACTAGAACCTCCTGCTTCAACTGCTGGTGTTGAAGAAGCACCTGCGGTTACTTTACCTCCAGATGATTTTTTAAGAGCATCAATTTGTCTTTGGAAACCAGCATTTGCTTCTTCCATTTCTTTGCGTTCAACATCAAGTGTTTGTTTATAATCGTCTTCCAATTCTTTTACACGACTAGGATCATTTTCATATCGCTTTTTAAATGAAGCAATATGTCTTGCTGCATCAGCTTCCCTTCTAGCAAATCGTTTTTTATTGCCTTCAATGTAACCTTCTAATTGTTTAACCTTATCAGAATCAGACATTTCGGGTGCAGGTGTTGGTGCAGTAGCAACTGGAGCTGGTGGTGTTGCTGGTGTTGGCGGAGCTGGTGCTTGTAAGGGAACACCAAGTGCTTTTGAAGCTTCACCGGTTAATTTTTTATTTAATTCGTAATTTCTTTGAGCCTGATCCATTGGCACACCTTCGCTTGCCATAGGAGTAGGTGCTGTTGCAGCTGGTGCCGGCTCAGGATATTTTTTAGCGAAAGCTTGTGCTTTGTCAAATAGACTTTGAGCATCACCTTTACCAACAGCACCAAACATATCACCAATGTCTGATGCTTTTTGATCTGACGCACCTGAAGCTTTTGCAGAAGTTAAAGCAAATTGTTTTGGATCAGGCATTGTAGGTTTTACACTATCTGCTTTTGCCGGCGCATCGTCTTTTACATCAACTTTGCCACCAAATAAACCTATTACGAAGTTTTTAATGCCTGTAAAAATGCTCGATATTGTATCTGTAATTGGTTGAAAGAAGTTACTGATGGATGAAAATAGAGATTTTAAAGTATCTTCACCAAATAGGCCAAAAGAAACAAATTCTAACATTCCACCAAGACCAGCTACAATCGCATCAGTAAAACTTCCAGTTTCTTTATAACGCTTAAAACCATCTGTAATACCACTAAACAAAGTTCCAATTATTGCAATTGGTAAAAATACTTTTTTCAGTATTGCACCAAGCAGTTTTGCACTAAACAAAGATTTTATAGCACTCAAAAATCCACTACTAAATGTTTTTGATATTGAGTCTAGTATATTGCCACTTTCTTCTTTCTTTTCTGGCGTAGGCGTGATTGATTTACTACCTGGTGTTTTTTGTCTTTGTGCTTCTAGAGCTCTTTCTCTTTCATCTTCTTTAAGAAAATAAGCATCTGCGCTAGAAGCATAAGCTTTGCTTCCTTTCTTTTGAGGACCAGCTTTAAGTTTTACAAGTTTTTGAACATTTTGCCGTAAAACATTCATATCTCTAGCCATACCAGGTAAAGACATAGATGCTTTAGCAATAACTTTTAAATACGAAGAATCACTAACCTGAGAAGTTTCACCTGAAGGATCTGTTGTTGAAGCTTTTGTTGGAGATGTTCCATATTTTTGTTTTAATTTTCCACGAGCATATGCAGAAACAAGGCCTGGACCACCAAATGCTTTTTCAAGTGTTCGTTTTTTGATATTTTCTGGCGCAAGTGTTTGCATCATATCAGAAAAACCGCCACCAAAAGAACTACCAATTGTTTGTCCTTTTGCAAGCCTAGATTTTAAACCCGAACCAAATCCAGAACCAACCTCTTGGCCGCCAAGGAATCCTGATCTATTTAAATTTCTTATTGATGCCATTATCGTTTCTTACTTGCTTTCTGTAGTTCTATACGTTCTTTTTCTTCTTGCAAATACTTCACCAACAAAGACACATAAATGTTTCTTTCCCAAGGTAGCATATTTTCCAATTCAGACAAACTATACTTGTGATGTTGCATCATAGCAAAGTTTGTTTCATAGTAATTCTTCAGAGTATCATAACGAAATATTAGACGAAAAAATTTTGAATGCCCTTTATAGTAATATCTTCTTCATAAGAACATTTTGGACATTTAAATTGAACATCTTTTTTAATTTCAGGCATTGTATCAAAGAATTCTTTAAACTTCTCTAAATCTTTTTGTTGTAGATTATCAATGAATTCTTCTAGTTCTTCTCTACTCGAATCTTTAGAATAATATATTTGATCTTTATCGTAAATATAATCGATACAATCAACCAAGATACGAATCATAATTTCATTCTCACTTAGCTTTTCATATTTTTGAAGCATATCAAATGTTGGGTATTTAAAACAAATTCCTAAATTTTCTGTAATTTGAATTTTATCTTTATGTTTTTCGTTTTTTGTTGGTTCAATTTGTAGTAAATTTAATTTAAATTCAACAACACCTGAACACTTTTTTTCATCTATTACATTGTTACATTTGTAACGAAGATCTACAACTTCTTCAACGGACCTAGCTCTGAGATTTAAAAACAAATATTCTAAATCAAAAGTAGGCAAACTATCAATATCAATTTCGTCAATTACACAATTCTTTAATACTTGACGAATAATATTTACCATTTCGTTTGAATCTTCAGACTCAGATGCCATTAGAAACATCTTTTGTTCTTTCACCAAAAATGGTCTAAAACGAACTGGCTTTCCTGTTGATATAAGATTAACAGAATAAATTGGAACATCTAACTTTGGTAACATAATGACCTCGCTTAGTTAATTAAAATGCACGACCAAGTGGTAGTGCTCTCGCTGCAGCAGTTCCAAATAAAGCTGTGGCTGCTGCGGCCAAATCATATGTGCCAGTATAAATTGGCCTATATTTTTGATATGCAAATTGAATTGAAAGGCGGTGAAAACCTTCTTCACTCCAGTTTAAAGGTTGAGCAGCTATTCCTATTGGAAAAGCATCTAATAATTCAACTGCAAAAATTTGTTTAATGAATTCATCATATTGAATAATTTTAATATTTGTAAGATAACGAGATTTTGCACCTTTAGCATATCTCACGTTATTTGTATCTGAAGGATGAATACACTCCATCCATCTTTCAAAAAGTTTTCTTTCAAAAAAATCATTTGTACATAAAAAAGTTAATGAAGTATCGCCATATTGTGTTTGATATGGAACTTTAAATGTTGGTCCATATATTTTAACATCTGCTGTTGCTGTAGTTCTACCTGGTAATTCTGCGTTTTCACATTGAAGTGCTAAGTATCTTGACATAGATGAATTTGAAGTTTTAGAATATTCATCGGCCGCTCCGCCTGCGCCAAAAGCAGAACCAATTGCGTCAGACACATCATTGAAAACTGAGTTAGGTAAATTTAATATTTTCTCAATAATAGAATTTCCAATAAATTGATTTACATATGGCGGTATTGGAAGAATAACTTCAAATCGGCATGGTTTTGCTAAGCCGTCTTTGCCTCGAATATTGGATAAAAAAAGATTTGGTGAAAATGACATTTAAAATTTCTTTCGTGAATCTGCGTAAACTTTATTTTCTGTAGCACCAACAAAACTACTTGTTGGTATTAATGCAGCAATATCCCACTCATCAGCAGCTATCTCTAAAAAACGAGAATTGATTTGTGTAAAAAGATACCTCTTGATGCATGGCATTGCTTCAAATGTAGAACTAGCAGCTTTCAAATAATCATAACTAAGCCTAAGCTTTGTTTTGTCATCAAAGTTTTTATTGGTCGCTGTTTTACTTAATTTGTCCAATAATATGATTCGTTGCCTTGGGTGAATGTAATGTAAATTCAACCCTAAGAAACCGTCTGAGTATTGTTCTATTGGAATCACCAATGGGAACCTGTCGTAATATGGCATTGAATCTTTAGTCTTTGGATCATAGTAGTAAAAATACATCTTTCCAATAAATGTCTTATCTCTCAATCTTTGTCTATCACGGATTAATGTGGCAGGAGTTGGATTTAAATTCTTTACTTTAGAATTCAACCATTCTCTAGCATAACGAGTTCTTGGCGCCAAGCCCTCTTTCGCAAGTGATTGTTTTATTCGGTCTATAAGATAAGCCATTATGCTATTTATCTCAAAGACCTAACTCTTTCTCTGTTATAATTTTAAATTGCCAACCATGTTCCTTACAGAATAGATCGGCTGCACGCCACTTCTCCTGATTGATAGCATATGTAGCTACTTCCTGAAGAAACTTTTGTGTGCGTTTTTTTTGAGTTGGTTTTTGAGTTTGTTTGAATGGTTTAACTTCTATGATCATGGTTGTTTCTTTATTTGCTTGACGAATTTTTGCAATAAAATCAGGAAAGTAACGATGTACTTTTTGGTCAATTGGCGATTTATAGGGTATAAAAAGTTCTTCAGATGCCCACCATACAACCGCAGGATTTTCATCCAAATACTTCATTACACGAAGTTCCCATGACGAGCGATAAACGATATTTGTAGCATCGCCTTTGTATTTTTGTGGGTTTCGAGGAGTAAACCATCCTTTATATGACATAAATACTATCTATCTTTCATAGGAAACTCATATGCCGTTATTTGGCTTAGGCGAAATACGATTCGATAAAAATCCTGAAGCAACAAAAGGCCCTTTAGCTTCTCTATACGAATCAAAGTATCAAACAAAAACTTTAAAATATCCATTAGATGTAGGGTCTCCTGATAAAGGTCACTACATGCTAATTTATATTAACAAGCAAAATTCATCACAATTACAAGATTCTCCACAAGAAAATGCAACCTCACAAGCTTTATCTGGTTTGGGAGGAACTTCAAACATAAACACCGCTGTTGGCGGCGAAGTTGGTAATTTTGTTTCAAATCAAGCAAACAAAATAGATTCTTTAACCGGAAGCAAAGTAGCTTCAGGATTTGTTTCTGGTGTTAAAAATATTGTTGGTGGATTAGGTTTTAATAAAGCCACAGTATTAAGTGGAAATGGAGCAGCTACTCAATCGATTATAGATCGAAATGTAAAAAGTTTACAATTAAATGGTGGTAAATTAAGTCAAACAAAACACACCGGTGATGTTATAGCTCTTTATATGCCAGATACGTTGCAATTTGGGTTTAGACAAAATTACGATGAGTTATCATTGACTTCAAATTTAGCTGGTTTAGTTGGTAGCTCTATTGCTGAACAGGTCGTAGGTGGATTTGATACAGGTAAACTTCTTGATGCAGTAAAAGCCTATGCTTCAATAAAAGGTGCAGGTTTAGGTGATATTGGTAGAGCTGGGGCTTTTTTAGGTATTGGTGCAGTTGTTAATCCTATGTTAGAAGTAATTTACAAATCACCATCTTTTAGAAGTTTTGATTATATTTTTAAATTTTATCCTAGAAGCGAAAGAGAAGCAATAGAAGTTCAGAAAATTATCACTCTTTTGCAATATCACCAAGCTCCAGAAATTAAAACAGAAGGTTCTGCTAGCTTACTAATACCTCCTTCAGAGTTCGATATTAAATTTTATTATTCAGGTAAAGAAAATGATAACATACCAAAAATAGGTTCTTGTGTTCTAAAAGATATACAAGTTAACTATGCTCCACAAGGTTGGTCTGCCTATGAAGTTCCTGGTCAAGATGCAACTTTAGGTGGAACAGGTATGCCAGTTGGAATCGAAATGACTTTATCTTTCCAAGAAGTAACTTACATCACAAAATCCATATCTTTGCCAGGCGATATAACCGCAGAAAAAACTGCGGCGAGCCAGCGAGGCGAATATGGCACATCTTGAAGAAATGAATTAAAATGGCAAAATTTTTCTCTTATTTCCCCAAAACATTTTATATTGCTAATAATACAACAAATGGTGTAGATGTTGTAACAAATATCCTCACACGTTTTAATTTCGAAGAACAATTAAAAAATAATTCCACTGCTTTTTATCCATATCAAATACAAGATTCAGATACGCCAGAAATTATAGCAGACAAGTATTATGGCGATTCAGAAAAACATTGGATCGTTTTGTTGTTTAATGATATTGTAGATCCACAATTTGATTGGCCATTAAAATCAGAAACTTTAATCGAATACGTTGATAAAAAATATACAGCAAACGGTGCTGCAAATACAACGGTTCAATCTGGTCTTAATTGGGCATTAAGTACAAATAACCGCCAAGCATATTTTAAAATTGTAACCACAACTGCAAATGACAGTACAACAACCATAAAAAAATATCAAATTGATGCAAATACATATGCAAATACCATAGGAACAACAAACACATATACTACCGCAAATAGTGAAACAGTAACAATTAAAATATCAAAAGAAACTAGATCTTATTATGAATATGAAGTTGAAGAAAATGAAAAGAAAAGAGAAATTAGACTTTTAAAAAGTGATTTTGTAAATGAAGTTAATCGAGAATTTAAAAGGTTAGTTTCTAGATGAGCTTAGAAATAAAACAATCCACTCAGTATGTGGTTGATGAGGTAGTTCTTGTTACCAAATCAGGCAAAATAGATATTGGTCCAATTTTTACTGAAATTAATATATTTGATTCCATGTTAATGCCAGTCATGAGCGGTAATATTGTGATTCGTGATTCATTAAATTTGTCTGGACAATTGCTATTTGATGGGTCGGAATCAGTATTATTAAGCTTTAAAAAAGATGCGGAATCAGACATAGCAACATTTAAAAAGGCCTTTCGAGTTTACAAACAATCTAACAGAGTTGCTGATGGGCCAGGAACTGTAAAATACTTATTACATTTTGTGTCTGATGAATTAATATATTCAGATCAACAACGAATTAATCAATCATATGAAGCTACATATTCTGAAGTAGTTAACAGAATTCTTACTGATTATCTTAAAGTGCCTGAAAATAATTTAGGAGGACTTTATGAAGATTCTTCAGGTATTAGACAAATAGTTATACCTAATTTAAGACCTTTAGATGCTATACAATGGTGTGCTAAAAGAGCAATCGATTCTAAAAGTTCACCAAACTTTATATTTTTTCAAAACATAACTGGTTATAATTTTGCAACACTTTCAACCCTTTTAACGCAACAAGAAATACTTGATATTAAATATCAAACAAAAAATATAGAAGGTGTTAATACAATTAGCGAAATGCAAGGTGCTAGGCATCTAGAAGTTTTGACATTGAATGACGCTATCAACAAAACCAGGCACGGTGTTAATGCAGGTAAATTTATTGGGTTTGATCCAATCACTCGTTCTATAATGACAAAGAATATAAGTTATGGCGACCATTATTTGACTATGGATCATGGAAATAAATCACCAAATTTCACATCTATTCAAAACCGTGAAGGCGTAGAAAATTCGGAAGCATATAATTCTCGTAAGGCTGTAAGTATTTTTGGTTATGCCAAACAAACGAGTGAATACATTAAGAAAAAAGATCCTTCTTCTATTTCAAAAGAAGAAAATATAGAAGATTGGTATTTTCAAAGAAAAGCTATTCTACAAAATTTAATGGCGAAAAAATTAAAAATTGTGATGCCTGGTAATTTTCAATTATCTTCTGGATTTAATGTAAATGTTGAAGCACCCCAAATAGGTATTGGTAATAGATCAACAGATGAAAACGATAAGAGTATAAGTGGCAAATACATAATTGTAGCTTCAAGACATATTATAAGTTTTCAAAAACACGAAACAATTATTGAAGTTGCATCTAGTTCCTCTGATACTGGTTTCATAGCATCAAGTAGTAGAGAGGAACAAAATGAAATTTTAGAATATGGCACAGAATGAAGATTGAAGAAAACAAAGATTTTGCTGGTAAAAACGGTTTTATTTGGTTTACTGGCATTGTAGAAGATAGGCAAGATCCTTTAAAACTTGGCCGTGTCCGTGTTCGTTGTGTTGGTTGGCATGCAGAAAATAAAATGCATTTGCCAACAGATATGCTTCCTTGGTCTATTGTTGCTTATCCACCAAACAATACAAATCCATATGCACCAAAAGATGGCGACATGGTATTTGGATTCTTTGCTGATGGAGAAGCTGCACAATCTCCAATAGTTGTTGCTACTTTTCCTAGCATTCCATTAAAAGCAGGAAATGCACAGGACGCTTTTAGTGATTGCCGTGAAGGTGATGTACTATCTTCAGCTCCAGTAAAACCAAATGAAGATGCTTCATTATATCCAAGAAAATTAGATGAACCAACAACCTCACGCTTAGCAAGAAATGATTCTGATTACCTATCGCCAATTAATGAAAGTAAAAAAGAAAAGAAAGAATCAAAAGTAGAACCAGATTCTTATTATAACGCTGTTTATCCTTACAATAATGTTTATGAATCTGAATCTGGCCACGCATTAGAATTTGATGATACGAAAGATGCTGAAAGAATTCATTTATATCACCGTTCAGGCTCGTATGTTGAATGGGGGCCAGAAGGTGATCGTTCAGAAAGAATAGAAAAAGATAAGTTTACTGTTGTTGTAGGTGATGATTCTGTATATGTGAAAGGTGATGTAAAAGTTTATGTGGATGGAAATGTAAACCTAGAAGTTGGTGGTGATGTTACCGCAACCGTTGAAGGAAGTTTAACAGGTGACATTAGTGGAAGTGCTACTGTAAGTGTTGGAGGAAGTGCTACACTAGACGTTGGTGGAAGTTTTTCTGCTGATATAGGAGGTTCTTGCAATTTTAATTCTGGTGGAACTATGAAATTTACCGCACCTCGTATTGATCTGAACTAAAAATGGGACACGAATTTGTTATTTTATTAGATGGTAAATTAAAAACATACACAAAGTATGAAAAAATACCTCAGAGATTTGATAATATAATAAAATTTGCTCCAAAAGTTCCTGATCCACCGCATACACATGAACAACATGAAGAAATAGAATCTTGGAACGATAAGCTAAAAGAATTATTAAAAAGAGAAACAAATGGCAATAACTTTTAGTCCTTCAAAGATTCCAAATGTTCAAAGGAAAATACCATTCATTAAAACAATAAATGTATCAGATGATCTTAATGGTAATATTACTTCTGTGAATGTGTCACTACAGGGAGAAGTTGAACCTAATGTTAGTATTTCCACAACAAATACCAGTTTTACTATTTCAGGAGTTTATAGAAAAGGTTGGGTTGATTCTGCTAAATATGTAAGAAAAGGAAGTAGTGACTTAATTGAAAATTCAACTACATTAGATGATATAGATGCGATACCAGCAAATCAAGAATTGTATGAATATTTTCCTGATCCAAGAAAAAGTTTAACTAAAACATATTCAGTAATAGTAACTTATACACCATTTGAATCTTCAAATACAACAGAAACTTTTTCTTTGGAACACATTGTAGAAAATAATATTCAAAATTTTACAACTTACATAAACAGTTATTTTAATCCAGAAGTAGAACCATATGTATTTACCTTTGTTTGGACAAATGATAATGGAGATAACATGATTTGGCTTAATGCAGAAAATAAAAGTGTAACTTGGGAGGCAAATTAAGTGGCTGTTCCAAATACATTTGCAGACAAAACTTTATCCGTAGGGTTGTCGGACTTAGATGATAATTTTACTTATCTAGATAATGCTATTAGTAATAATACCACAATAACGGCATTTACTTACTTAGCATCAAACGGCTCGTCTATAACTACCGCAGAAGCTTCTGTTTTTCCCAATAAGAAAGTTTTACTTGAGGCAAATTCAATTTATCAGATTGAATGGAATGTTTATTTTGTTAAAACAACATCATCTACAACAACTTGGAGATTGAATACAACAAATTCTGCTAATACTTCTAATATACACCCACAATTAGTAAACTTCACAGCAGAAGGACACATCAATCAAACAACTAACGGTACAAGTGGAACTTCAACTGGAGGTTCTTTTATTAGTGGATCTATTTCACCTTTTTCTATTGTAACACCTTCCGTAACGGATACAAATATTTCAATTTTAAATATTAAAGCCTTTCTAATATCAAACACAACGACTTCTAGTTATTGTTATTTGAGTGCATTTAATGCTTCAGGAAGTTTTATTCCAAGAATAGGAAGTCATTTTATTGTAACAAAATTACCAAGATCTGACCTAGGGAGTTTATCTTAAATGCCAGCAGTAACAAGAATTGGTGATTTGGATATCACACATTGTTCTCCTCCAGCAAGAGCACGGGGTTCGGGAAATGTATTTGTTAATGGGCGACCATTAAGTAGGCAAGGCGATGTGAACACAGTACATCTCCTTCCAGGAGGAAAAGGGTGTCCAGCTCATGCTGCAGCTATTTCAAGTGGTTCTTCAACAGTAAAAGTGAATGGGATGGGAGCTGGTAGAGTAGGAGATTCAGTAGCTTCTTGTACAGCCGTGGCACAGGGTTCACCAAATGTTTTTGCTGGAGGTTGAATAAATAGAAAATGGCAACCGTAAATATAAAAGCAGAAAGATCATTTAGAGATTTGGATTTAAATTTTACTAAACATCCAATTCGAAAAGATGTGAATGTTCATACAAATGAAACAGCAATTATTAATGCAATTAAGAATTTAATTTTAACTAATCATTATGAGAGACCATTTAGGCCGCAAGTTGGTAGTAATATTCGCCGAATGCTATTTGAAAATATTGATTCAATAATTGCTGCAAGAATTGAGAGGGAAATTACCGAAGTAGTTGGAAATTTTGAGCCTAGAGCTCAAATTTCTAAAGTTAGAGCAATTCCTGCGCCTGATGAAAATTCTTATCAAATTACTTTAGAATTTTTTATTATTAATAGTCCAAATCCAATTACAATTAACTTTTTTCTAGAACGAATTAGATAAAAATGGCCAATCGATTAAAAGTAACAGAACTTGATTTTGATACAATCAAAACAAATTTAAAAAGTTTTTTAAAACAACAACAACAATTTCAAGATTATGATTTTGAAGGTTCTTCTTTAAATATTCTTTTAGATATTCTTGCGTATAATACACACTATAATGCCTACTATTTAAATATGGTGGCTAATGAATCATTTTTAGATACAGCTTTACTTCGTGATTCAGTTGTTTCACATGCTAAATCTTTAGGTTATATTCCTTATTCTAGACGAGCACCGGTTGCTAATATAAATTTTACAATTGAAACTTTTAACTCTACTCCTGCTACATGTACTTTGCCGCAAGGATTTTCTTTTATATCAAGTCAAATTGATAATAAAGCATACAATTTTGTTGTTCTACAAGACACCTTGGTTACAAAGTCAAATACAAAGTATGTTTATGAGAATCTTTCAATATATGAAGGTCAACTAATTACTTTTTCTTTTACACACGATGCAAGTTCAAATCCAAAATCTATTTTTGAATTGCCAGAAGAAAATATTGATACAACAACATTACAAGTTTCTGTAACTCCAAGCGCATCAAATACTTCATCAACAACATATGAAAAAGTAACTGATGTTTTAGATGTAGGTCCTAATTCAGAAGTTTATTTTTTGCAAGAAGGCCGTGGTGGAATATTTCAAATTTATTTTGGTAATAATGTAGTTGGAAAAAAACTACCTGATGGTGCAATTGTAACTTGCACTTATTTGGTAACTGGTGGAACTGAAGCTCTTAAAGCTAATAATTTTGTGGCCACAACAGCAGTTGTTGATTCATTAGGTGTATCTCATGTAAATTACACAATTACTCCTTTATCCGCAGCATCTGGAGGTTCCGAAAGAGAAACAGTAGACAGTATTAAATTTTCTTCTTCAGCAAGATTTTCAACACAAAATCGTTTAGTTACTAATAAAGATTATGCAACATATATTTTAAATAATTATCCAAACATTGATTCTATTTCTGTTTGGGGCGGCGAAGATAATGATCCACCAGTTTATGGTAAAGTTTTTGCTTCATTAAAACCAAGAGATAACTATTATATTTCTGAAGCTGAAAAACAGAGAATTATTACAGAAATTATTAATCCAAAATCAATTATTTCTGTTAGTGCTGAAATTATAGATCCAACTTTTCTTTATTTTGTAATTGATGTTGATGCTAGGTATGATTCTAAAAAAACATCAAAAACGCCACAAACATTAAAACAAGATATTAAAGATGCAATTATAAGATATTCTGATACTAATTTAAATAAATTTAATGCAAGATTGGTTGATTCTAAATTAGAAACTGCTATTGATAATGTAGATTTGAATTCTATTATAGGAAATCAATTAATAATTAAAGTTCAAAAAAGATTTTTACCTACATTAAATAGAAATGCTACATATGAAGTAAATTTTACTGTGCCTTTAAAAAGAGGAACAACAACAAATAGATTATCTTCAACTGAATTTCAAGTTACTGATTCATCAGGAGTAACTAGAACGGTTGTCATTGAAGAAGTTCCAACTTCATTTACTGGTATTTCTTCTATTTTGATTACAAATCCGGGGTTAAATTATCTTTTTCCTCCAACGGTCACAATTACTGGCGATGGTCAAGGAGCAACTGCTGAAGCTATAATCGTTAATGGTACAATCAAAGAAATTGTAATTACGAATCGAGGTATTGATTATACTCGGGCAATTGTTACAATATCTGGTGGCGGCGGTATTGCTGCAACCGCTACAGCTGAAATTGATTCAAAGATAGGAACACTAAGAACAATTTATTATGATGCAACAGCACAAAGACAAATTGTTGATAGTAATGTTGGAGAAATTAATTATGAAACTGGTAAAATTACATTAGTAGATTTAAATATTCTTAATGTATTATCTACAGATGGATTAATGCGTATTACTGTTGAATCGGAAAAAGGTATTATAGATTCTGTGCGAAATAGTATTCTTACAATTGACGAAAATGATCCTGTTTCTGTTGTAACCACACTTACGGCGATTTCTGGTTAATGGCCTTCTCAAATACATCTATATTAGTTAACCAGCAAGTTCCTGAATTTATTCGGGAAGAATATCCTATATTCATTCAGTTCTTAAAAGCTTATTATGAATTTCTTGAACAGGAACAATTTGATATTACCACTGGTCTTAGTTTAAAAAATAATTTAACTACACAATTAAAAGACATAAGAAATGTTGTTGATGTTGATAAATCAATTGAACAATTTGAAGATAATTTTTTCAATACTTTTCTTACTTTAATACCAAAAGAAACACAGGTTGATAAAGAATTTTTAGTTAAAAATATATTGCCTTTATATTTGGCTAAAGGTGCAGATGAATCATTTAAACTATTATTCAATTTACTCTACGGAGAAGATGTTGAAATAACTTTTCCTAAAGACAATATTTTAAGAGCTTCTGATGGTAAATGGGAAATAGAAAATTCTATTCAAATAGAATCTGTTGTTAGAAGCGTTTACGAAGGAAATAGTTTATCTAAACAATTTTCAATTGCACAGCCAGTAAATTCTGGTGAAATACATGTATATGTAAATGACATATTAAAACAAGAAAATGTAGATTATGAAATAAGAAAAGAATCAAAAAAAATTATTTTTACAACTGCTCCAACAGCAAATAGTTCAATTGAAGTTGAATATAAAAATTTTGATTATAATCTGTTAAAGAATAGACGAATAACAGGCCAATCTTCTGGCGCATCTGCTATTGTTGAACGAGCAATTAAAAAGATTACTACCACAAATTTAAGTTCTGATTTACCTTTTGAACTTTTTATTAATCCAAAAACAATTACAGGTTCATTTCAAAATGGTGAAGAATTAAGAACTAATATTATAGATTCAGATGGAAATTTAATTGAAATACATGCAATAACTTTTTCGGTATTAACTAGAATTGATGTGATAGATGGAGGTAGAGGTCATAATGTTGGAGATCCGGTATTAATATTTGGTGGTGGTCCTACTACGGTTGCAACAGCTGAAATTGACGAAATACAAGACGTTGACTTAGCTAGAATTGTTGTAGATTATAGTGGTGCTGGTTTTAAAATTGATGAATCTGTTTTTAGTGGAACAGATCCAATAACCACAGATGTCCTTGTTTCTGGTTATGTTGATCAAATAGCTACTAATCATTATACTGCAAATTCAATGTTAATAATGGGTTCAGAATTAATTGATAGTTATAAAAATGTTGTTATTAATGCTGGCGATTACGGAATGTCATCTGCTATTTCTGAAAATTCAAGCACTAGAATTGTAGATGCTCTTTCTAAAATAGTTGTTACAAACCTTGGTCCAATAGCAAATTTAAAATCTGTTTATTCTGGTCCAGGAGCTGATCTATCAATAGTAGACGCAACACAGGCAGCACTTTATACTGTCACCAGTGAAACTTTTGATATTAAAGCATTTAAATCTATTGGTAGAATTGATGTTATATCAGGTGGTTTAAATTATAAAATTGGTGACGAGATTATATTTGGTAATACTTTTCCAATGAGTCAAGGAGCAGCAGCTGCCGTTAAAACTGTTGCTGCAAATGGTGCGGTTACTTCAATTCAAATACAACCTCCAAGAATTAGTGGTACTTCTAATGTTTTAAATACCACCATAGAAATCTATGGAACAGGCACACAATTTTTATCAGACCTTGCTGTCGGTGATAAAATTACATTTAAAAGTCAAGAAGCTTTTATTTCGCAAATTGTATCAGATACTTGGGCTCAAACAAACGTAGCAATAAGTTTTACTGACGGAACATCTTGGGCTAATAATTATAAAATTGGTTCTTATTCTAGAGGAATTGTAGGAGGAACAAATTACACTCAAAATAATTTTCCAAGTGTTTCAGTTTCTTCTGCTACAGGATCTGCTGCCAATATTGCAATAACTTCATTGATGGGAGATGGAGAAAATCTTAGAGCTGTTGTTGATCAAATTTCTGGAAAAATAACATCCATTAAAATAACCACTGGAGGTGGTGGATACAAATATATTCCTAAGATTGATTTATCGCAAATAGGCGATGGTAGTGCTGTTGCAGAAGCAACTTTAGGTGCAGCTGTTACAGTTTTTCCTGGAAGATGGAAAACAACCGATTCAATTTTATCAAACTATGAAAGAAGAATACAAGGAAGTGCGTACTATTTTGATTTTTCTTACATAACCTCTTCAGCTATTTCATTTGTCAAATATAAAGACATATTAAAACAATTATTACATCCAGCAGGATTTGTAAATTTTGCTGTTTTAGATTTAAACAGAAAAGTACAAACAGATCAAACAAGTGTAATTTCTTATTCTTCTAATACAATTTCTGGAACAATTTCAACGAATAGTGGTTCTATTTTTATTACTGGCAATAATACAAAGTTCAATATTGCAAACACAAGAGGGATTTTAACTCTAGGTTCAAATATTGCGGTTAATGGTGTTATACGCACCGTAAATAGTATTATTAGCAATACAAATTTATCGGTAACTTCTGTATTTACAACAAATTCAAACGGTCAAACCTTAATTATATTGACATAAATAAATTCTATGCCTTCAATCGTAACTAAACATACTGCGTTTAATAGCGCACAACAATTTAAAGAGTCTTTCTCTGAAAGTTCTCCAACAATTGCTTATATTTCTATTGGAAATCATATTGAATATGCTAACGAATCTTCTCCAGATTCAATCGTTGAAACGGTTGCTACTGAGAAAACTGTTTGGGATAATATGATTGCTGCAAAAAGAGTAACAGGTAATGATGTTCAACTTGTAATTCCTCGCTTTAATTGGACAGCTAATACGAAGTATAAAAATTATGATGATACAACAATTTTTTCAAATTTATTTACTGCTAATACATCACAAAATGTAAGGCCAATGTATGTTATTACCTCAGAAAGAAATGTATACAAGTGTGTTTCAAATAATAATTCGGCCAATTCAACTATAGAACCAACAGGTGATTATAATACATCTAATGGTAATATAGGAACAGCAGATGGTTATTTTTGGAAATACATGTATAATATTACTCCATCAAACAAGTTTTTAACTTCAGAATGGATACCTGTTCCAACAAGCACTTCGGCTTTAGATTTTTCAGTTGATCCAACCGGAGTTGTTGATGGTGAAGTAACAAATATAGTCGTATTAAATTCTGGTCAAAACTACCGCCAAGCATCCAATATTAAAGTTGATACTTATTCTTCAGGACAAACTTCTTTAAAGTTAACAAATACTGCTCTTACATTAGAAATTTTTAGTATTCCTACATTAGCAAATCTAAAAAATATGATTATTGCTGGAACAGGAATTCCAGTAGGAACACATATTGAAGAAATATCAATTGTAACAGGAACAATAAATCTTTCAACAACAACAACTGCATCAGGTGGAAATACTGGCAATAATATATCAATATCAACCAGAGTTTTTCTAGATGGTGATGGTACAGGATCAGTTGCAAATGCAGTTCTTTCAAATACCGCCTCTGGTGTTTCGGCCGCAAATGCAAATGTTTCTAAAATAACAATTAGTAGTATTGGAACTGGTTATACCTATGCAAATGCTGTAATTTATGGATCAGGTTCTGGAGCTAATGCTAGAGTAATATTGCCTTCAAAATATGGTCATGCTTTCAATCCTGCTAGAGAATTAAATGCAAACAATGTTATGATAGCAGTTAGAATTGGTGAATTTGACTCTACCGAAAACGGTCTAATTTCAACAAATACTTCTTTCAGACAGATCAGTTTAGTAAAAGATCCGCATAAATATGGTCAATCTGTGGAAGCAAATAACTCTGTAGCAAATACTGTTATATCTCAGACAACAAGATTTGATATGATTGCTGGATCACCATTTTCATTAAATGAGTTTGTTTATCAAGGATCTTTGTCTAATCCAACAGCTTATGGTTATATTACCGATCAAACTGCTACCACAGCACAAGTATCAAAAGTAAAAGGCACATTTACACCAGGTCTTATTGTAACTGGTGCTACTTCTGGTACCAGTAGAACAACTACAACGATTACTAATCCAGAATTTCAACCATATTCTGGTGAAATTCTTTATGTTACAAATGAACAGAAGTTAGATAGAGCAGATGGACAAGCAGAAAATATTAAAGTTGTTATTAGTTTTTAAGGGTTAAAAATGGCATTAGTACAAAATTTTAATGTAAATCCATATTATGATGATTACGATGAAGATAAAAAATTTCTTCGTATGCTTTTTCGTCCTGGTTATGCAGTTCAGGCTCGTGAGTTAACTCAATTACAAACAATTCTCCAAAAACAAGTTTCACGTTTCGGCAAACACATTTTTAAAAATGGTTCAGTTGTAACTGGTGGAGAAGTTTCTATTTCAACATCTGCGGTATATCACAAACTAAGAACGACTACAACGAGTGGTGCTGATATAGATGTAAATACTTTTTTAAATAGAAACATTGGTACAGCAGCTTCTCTAGCTTCAAATTCCGCAATTGGTAGAGTTGTTGCGGTATCTGAAGCTACGACAATTGACCCTCCTACAATATTTGTTGAATATAAAACTGCTCTTCAACTACAAGACGGTGAAACTTTTTTTACAATAGATAATGATCAATATGAAGGTAGATTAATAGTTTCTAGTTCAACTGGCAAAACTTCTACTGCTAGCGTTAATGATGGCATTTATTTTATTGATGATTTTTTTGTAAAAGTAACCGCTCAAACAATTATTCTAAACAAATATGATAATGCACCAACATTTAGAGTTGGATTAGCATATGAAGAAAGTATTGTTGATGAAAGAACCGATACTTCACTATTAGATCCAGCTTTAAATGCTTCAAATTATCAAGCGCCTGGAGCAACTCGTTACAAAGTAAATTTAGGATTAACTACAAGATCAATAGATTCAGTTGATGATACTAAATTTATTGAAATTATTCGTATTGAAAGTGGTATCGTTACATTAAGAAATAGTTATCCAATATACGCTGAATTAGAAAGAACCCTTGCGAGAAGAACATACGATGAATCTGGTAATTATACCGTAAAACCTTTTACGATTTATTTAAAAGATCACATTCCAGATGTTGGTAATACTTCAAACTCCTCACAATTTACGGCAAAATTAAGCACAGGAAAAGCTTATGTTCGTGGTTATGAAATTGAAACTGTTTCTCCAATAAATTTAACTCTTGATCGAGCAAGAGAAAAAGCTGGAGTAAACAATTATGATATTGCAGCGAACTACGGAAACTATATTCAGGTTTCTAATACAAAAGGGTTTTTTGATACTCAAACGATGGGTATTATTGATTTACATTGTGTTCCAAGCTCAAGTAATACCTATGGAAGCCGTCTAGATGTTGTTCCTGCTGATGGTACACACGATAGAGTTGATAATAGTAATACGACAACATACAACTCAACAAAAATTGGTACAGCTCGTATTCGTGAAATTGAATATGTTTCTGCTGCAAATACTTTAGATCCGTCTAGTTATATTTACAATTTATATTTTTATGATACCCGTTTTACATCAATAACCGCAAATTCAGGTGCTTCTGGTAACTCAAATCACATTGTTCTTTCAGCGACAGCTGGAGCCGCTTCTAATGTTGCTAATGCTTATTATGGTGCCTATATTCGTATTTCTGGTGGCCATGGTGCAGATAACGTAAAACATTTTATTACACAATATAATAATGTAAATAAAACAGTTAGAATAGCAGATACATTTGCTGTTGTTGGTGGTCCAAGAGCAAACTCAATTTATTCAATTGATTTTAATGTGAAAGACGTTGATAGTTTTGTAGATAGACGTTTAACTGGCACAAATGATCCTTATTTACCAGCTGCTAATGTAACTTTAACAAACAAAGATAGTCGAACTCAAATTGGAAATACTTTCACTTCAGATACTAATTTTAAATCGTTAGTATTTCGTGTTCCTCAATCATTTGTTAGTTTTGGAATGTCAGATCAAGATTTTAGAGGATCTATAGTTTATAAAAATCAAATTGTATCTGGTGGTTCTTTAACTCTATCAACAGGTTCGGCAAATAATGTTTTTGTTGGTTCTGGTGTTTTATCTGATGCTCAGGCAGCGCAACACTTTTTTATTGCTGCTAATACTGGATCAACAGGATTCAATTTACGAGATAGAGTTCCAATTACAGCTGCTTCAGGAAGATCGGTGACTGTTTCTGGTGATTCAGTAACGATTAATTTCAATTCTTCAAATATCGTTACAGCTGATGTAATGGCATCAGTTGATTTTAATACAACTTCACCAAAAACAAAAACTTTAGTTTCTGCAAATACTACAGGCATAGGAACAAGTGGAACGACAATAGGAAGTACAACAGTATATTTGTCAGATGGGCAAGTAGCTATTTCTTCGCCTAATAAAATCCCAGGTCAATCAGATAATCTTTATATTTCTGACATATACAAACTAGAAGGAACTTTTGAAGAAACATACGGTTATTTCAATATTACTTCTGGTGGAAACACTTATAAATCTTCGTTTAAAGTTGTTGATTCTGGTAGTACGGGATCAGCGGTTGTTGCTGCAGATTTAACAAATGCAGCTAAAGACATTACTGATCGTTACATTTTAAATGATGGCCAAGACGATGGTTTTTATGATCATGGTTTTATAACTTTAAGACCTGGTGCAACTCCGCCAAGAGGTCAAATACTCATTTTAATTAATTATTTTACTCATACTGGTTCTGGTTATTTTAGTGTTGATTCATATAATAATTCTTCTCTTGGTGCTACTGAAGATATTCGATATGCTAAAATCCCTAACTTTACAAGTCCAATAACAGGTGAAATATTTAAGTTAAGAGATTGTATTGACTTTAGACCAATTCGTACTAATGCTTCATCTGCATCTCCTAATTTTACTCTTTCTGGTATTTCTTTACCAAGAGCTGGCGAATCATTAGAATCTGATTATACCTATTATATTTCTCGAATTGATAGGATTGTTTTAGGTGAAGATAAGAAATTTAGAGTAATAAAAGGAATTTCAGCTTTATATCCTCAAACTCCAGCTGAGCCTGATAATGCGATGAGTTTGTACACACTTCGTATTAATCCTTATACTTTTTTTCCAACAGATAATCAACTTCGTTATATTGAAAACAAACGATATACGATGCGTGATATTGGAAAATTAGAAAAAAGAATTGAAAATCTTGAATACTATACTGCTTTAAATACTTTAGAAAAATCAGCTCAAGACTTAACTGTTCTTGATTCAAATGGTTTAGAAAGATTTAAAAATGGTATATTAACAGATTCATTTAGAGGTCACCAAGTTGGTGATGTTAAAAACTTTGATTATAGATGTGCTATGGATTTTGAAGCAGGAGAATTGAGACCTCCTTTTGTTACAAATAGTATTGGTTTTACTGCTAATTCATCTCAATCAACTGCAAATGTGGAAGCAGGAACAATCATTGTTTCTCCTTATACAGTTAAAACAGTTATTACTCAAAATGTAGCAACACAAGCTATAGCTGTAAATCCATTTGTTCTTTCAAACTATGCAGGCACTTTAGATTTTTTCCCTCCAGGAGATTTCTGGATTGATACTGAACAAAGACCTGATGTTTTAGTTAATCTTGAAGGTGAAAATGATGCTTGGGAACAAATTGGTGCAGCTTTGCATGATACTCGAGCAGCAGGATGGGGAAATCAATGGGGTGAATGGAATGAATATGTTTCAGGAAAATCAACCACAGTTGGAACTGGTGCTGAAAATAGATCAGTAGGTTATCTTGATTATCAAGATACTGTAAGGTCCACTACAACAGTAACACAATATTCTAAAGAAAGGTACGGTACTAAAAAAGTATTAGTGCCAGAAAGAATTGTAAGAAGTATTGGTAATCGTCAGGTTGATTTGTCTGTCGTTCCCTATATTCGTGCTCAATGGATTATTACTGTTGCAAAAGGATTAAGACCAAATCAATATCATTACCTTTTTGCTGAACAAGGTGATTTGGATGCAACAAAATATATTGAATATCCAGCAATTGCTTGGTTATTTAATGTAAGTGGCGATTTTAACGATTCTTATGGCATATACGAAACAGTAACATCATCGAGCGGTGGTACAGCAAAACTCTTAAAACAAACCGGACGTTCTTGGTCACAAACACAACCAATGATTTTCTTAGGTGATGTTCGTGGTACATTTGCAGCTAATGACACGGTTACTGGTGCAGTAAGTGGTGCAACAGCTAAGATTGACATTATGTTCTGGAATAACGGTAATACAACTACAGCTAATGCTACTACAATTACTCTTGGTTCAGGTGCTCCAGTAAATAATGCATATGTGAATGTGCAATCAACTTATGCTACTGTAACTTGGCCGTATTCTGGAACAAAAAATCTTACAGATCCAATTACAGCAACACAGTTTTATCAAATTAGAATTGTTGCAGGAACTGGTCTTGGCCAAGAAAGAACGATTACTAACTATAATGGATCAACAAAAATAGCATCTATTACTCCTGCTTGGGATGTGGTGCCTGATAGTACATCTCGTTGGTCAGTAGGTAAACCGCAAACAGATGATCACGGTGATATGCCAGGTCGCTGGTATTTGCCAAATTATGGACCAACAACTTATGATGATGGTTGGAGAAGTAGAACAGGTGCTCGTTTAATTAGATTAACAAACGATCCAAATAATGATCCAACACAAACCAATTCTTTTGCTGAAGAACAATGGTATGCTCAAGGTGTTCTTAATGTTGTAGAAGAAGTTTCTGTTTCCGTTCGTGTGCCTACAATTCAAAATCAAGTTATCTATGAGAAAAACGAAAATTATAGATCAACGACAGCTGTTCAGAGAGAAATTTTAGGAACAACTTTAGTACGAGATAGAACTCCTCCACCAAGTCGAGGCGGAGGTGGAGGTAAGATTATTTGTTCTGAAATGGCTCAACAAGGTTTCTTTGCGCCAGATATAAATGAAGCTGATCAAAGATTTGGTCGCCGCCTTCAGCGTAATCATCCAATTATATATCGTGGTTATGTATATTGGGCAAGAACAATTGTTGAGTGGTTAAAAGGACGAGGTCCAAGTTTGTATCTTTGGGATATGAAAGACAATAATGAAATGCAAAGGAACATAGCCCTACATATGACAGAGGTTATTGCAAGGCCTTGGTCAGATGAAATGGCATATGTTGAGAGAGTTCGTGACGAAGGTTCTTTAGTAGGTAAACTTGTGTTCTGGTTAGGTTTAGTTATTTGTGCGATTGTTGGTTTGACAAATCCAAATCTAAGTAAACCAGATTCTAGATTAAAAGGATTTACAATTTTTACTTTTATGATAGCATTTTACATTTTAGTTTCTATAATTAATATTGTAACTTCTCCATTTAAAGTAATTAAAGAATACTTCAAAAGTAAATTAATTAGGAATTAACATGGCAACAGCTTTTATTGATCCAGTAGCACAAACATTTTTTGTTGATGCAGCAACATATCCAAAAGGTATGTTTGTACATAGTGTTGATTTAGTTTTTAAAAAGAAAGATGTAGCTACATATCAACCATTTTCAATTCAACTTAGACCGGTTGTAAATGGTTATCCACATTCTGCATTGATTCATAGTGGAGCAGCTTTAGGACAAGTTAATTTAAGACCTGAAAAAATTAATACGGTAACTGGTGTTGGATCTGATATTCCTGATATTACAAATCCAAATCATTATACTCGTTTTAAATTTCCAGCTCCAATTTTTCTTGTACCTGGCGAGCATGCTATTGTAATGTTTACTAATTCTGATAACTATGAATTGTTTGTTGCAGAAGTTGGCGGCACTAGAATTGATGGTTCAGATCGCAGAGTAGACAAACAAGTATTTACTGGATCATTTTTTAAATCACAAAACGGATCAACTTATACCGCTTATCAAGACATTGATTTAATGTTTCGTTTAAATGCTTGCGATTTTACTGTAGGTACATCTCAAGTAACATTTGAAAATTCTTTACCTTCATCAAATATAGATTACGATTTAATTAAAGTATCTACACAAGAAATTGTATTTGATTCTACATCTTCGACATATTCTCATAGATTAACTGACAACTCTAGTGGCACATTAGCAAGTTCTTTTACTGAAGTTATTTCGGCAGAAGATATAGTTTTAGATACTAGAAAAGTTGTTTATAACAACTCAAATAGTTCAACTATGCTTAGAGCAACAATAGCAACAGTAGATAACACGGTATCAACTATGATTGATACTGCTAGATTACACATGATTGCTGTAAAAAATATTATTAATGATTGTGGTCTAGAAGGCTCAAACTTCACAATTACAAATGGTGGAACAGGTTATACAGCAAACGCTACATTAACCTTTTCTGCTGGCAGAGGAAGTGGAGCAGTAGCAATAGGCGTTGCAAATACAATATCTGGTGTTATTGAAAAAATTGAAGTTACTTCATCTGGTAGCGGATATACTGAAAATGTTTCAGCTACTCTTTCTGCTCCAAGTGTTCCGGCAGGCAATACTACTGCAACAGTTTCTATTGAATCAGAAACAAATTCTAAAGGTGGGCCAGCAATTGCACGTTATATTACTCGTAAAGTAACATTGGCTGATGGTTTTGATGCTAATATGATTCGAGTTTATCTTACAGCTTATCAACCATCGGAAACAACAATTGAAGTATACTACAAAATAGTTGCAGAAGAAGATGAAACTCTTTTTGATGAAAGACCGTATGTTAGAATGAAAAGTGTTCAACCAGGTAATGAAACTCTGCTAAATAATACAAAATCACAAGTTGAAACTGACTACTTGGAATATTTGTTTGTGCCTACTACTTTAGACACTTCTTATTTTGGTACAAATAATAATGTATATAATAATTTTAAAACTTTTTCAATTAAAATAGTAATGAGAACATCAGATACAAATTATGTTCCAATTATTAGAGACCTTAGAGCAATAGCCTTAGCACCATGACCTCTTTAATTGATTCTAATATTTTAGTTCAAACAGAAGATGAAAGTTTACTTAGAGATGTAAACTCAAAAGCACTTCTAAATAAAAATATAAATGCTTTAAAAGAATATAAAAGTAGAAAAAACTTTGTTGAAAATATTAAAAAAGATGAAAATGAAACAAAAGTTCGTCTTGCTAAATTAGAGTCTGATATGCAAGATATAAAAAATTTGCTCATTGAAATAGCATCACTTCGGAAACAATAATGGCCAATACAATTACAAATTTAACAACATCTAACACCTTTTTGCACTGGTTAACAGCAACTCAGTCGGCAATTTCAATTTTAAATAAATTGACAGAAGGTGGAGTTAATGATGTTTTTGTTGCAAATACAAATATTGAAATATCAAATAATGTTACAATTACAGGTAATCTTACAGTTGGCGGAAACATAACATTAGATGCTGTTGGTTTTGATGACTTGATTGTAAACGGTTCAGCAACAATTGGTACAACATTAGGTGTAACAGGTAATACAACACTCGGCACCGCTATAATTAATAGAACTAACCAAGAAACAGCGAACATAACTTTGATGGTTGGTTCAACTGGTAACTTTATTAATACTTCTTATAACCATGCTAATTCAGGTTACAATCATTCTAATTCAAGTTTCATTCATGCTAATGCGTCTTTTATTAAAGCAAATACTGCCGCAGCCGATGCTCTTGCTTTTGCGATAGCTTTAGGATAAATTATTATCAAAAGGATTTAAAATGCCCAATACGTTTAAAAGTAATTTAACAAGTGGCCTTGGCACAACAGGATCAAATGTATATGTTTGTCAGGCTGCAACTCAAGCAACAATTATAGGTATGTCTATTGCTAATAAAACAGGAGCAGATATTACAGCCAATGTTGTTTTGTTTCAGGGAGCAACAAATGCTTTTTTAGCACATATGGCTCCAATACCAACAGGTCAAACTTTAATACCTGTTGGAGGTGACCAAAAACTTGTACTAGAAGCAGGAGAATATTTACAAGTTCAAACGTCTTTAACAAGTTCAGCTGATGTGATTGTTTCAACGCTGGAGATTACATAACATGGCATATCTAGGTGTACCTGCTAGAACATACGGTAGTAATTTAACTTCCGCTCTAATTACTTTAGATACGAAGGGTAGGGTTTCGAGAGCTTCAAATGTAAACATAGCTATACCTGCAATTGCATCCATAAGTGTTTCTCTCCCAAATACAGACTATTACATTTGTTTAGCAAATTCAACTACAGGTTTACTTTCTCCAAATGTTTTCATATCAAATACGCAGTTATATTTTAACCCATTTTCAGCTACATTAACTTGTGTTAATTTTAATACTGTATCAGATGTTTCTTTAAAAGAAAACATCATTCACATTGATAACCCAAGTTCTATTGTTGATAATTTATCTGGTGTTGAATTTACTTGGAAAGATAATAAACAAAAATCTTCAGGATTTATTGCTCAAGAAGTAGAGCAATTTTTACCTCATTTGGTAGATAAAAATAAAAACGGCATTAAAACTGTAAATTATCAAGGCATTATTGCATACTTGGTCGAAACAATCAAAGAGCTAAATGGAAGACTGAAAGAAGTAGAACAAAAATTAGGTAAATAAATGGCATATAAAAGTAATTTATTTCCCTCCGGAGTTTCAACTTTAGAAAATGCTTTTTTTAATAAAGACTATCTCTTAGAAGATACTTTCAAATTACAAAATGGTTATTTGTGGGCTGTTGGTGAAGCTAGATACGGTGGGACACTTCTAGACTTTCACAATCCTTTTTGGCCATCAGGTGTTGCCGCTTATTCTTCTCCAGTTCAATTAATTTCTCCATCATCTTGGAAAGAAGTAGCTTCTCTTGCTCCATATAATCAATTTATTGGTGCAAATAGAGAATTTGTTGCAGGAATTAAAACAGATGGAACTCTATGGACTTGGGGTTCAAATACAAAACTTACGACTGCTTCAGTAGCACGATCTTCTCCAATTCAAATAGGTACTTCTCGTGGTTGGTTAAAAGTACAAACGGGATCAGGTTTTAATGTGCATGCTATTCGCCATCCAGGAACTTTATGGGGTTGGGGACTTAATGAAAATGGAGAAATTGGTGATGGTACTAGAATTGGTAGATCATCTCCTGTTCAAATTGGAAGCGGCATAGATTGGTTAGATATTTCGCATGGTTTTACTGGACCAGTTGCTGCATTAAAAGAAAACGGGACATTATGGACATGGGGACATAATCTTAGCGGCGCTTTAGGTCACGGAGATACAACATCTAGATCATCTCCAACACAAGTTGGTACTGCTACGAATTGGAAAAAAGTGTCTGTTGGAAGTACAAATATTGCTGCTATAAAAACTGATGGTTCACTATGGATGAGTGGCAAAAATTTGGAGGGTGTTCTTGGTAATAATCAAAATACGGCTTATGATACGAATGTATTTGAACAAATAGCTGTAGATACTGTTTGGAAAGAAGTAACACTTGGTGGAAAAGATGCTGATCCAACTTTTGCTAGTTATAGTAGAGATCAAACAGCTTATGCTATAGATGTAAACAATAATCTTTGGAACTGGGGTCGTTATTTGACTGGCGCATCCGGCCCTAGAAGTTCTCCAGTTCAACTTACTAGTTTTGGCAATGGTTGGAAAACTGTTAAATCTGCATACAATGCTAACGTAGGAATTAAAACCGATGGATCTTTATGGACTTGGGGTGATTCCGCTGCGGGCCCAGATGCTTTTGGATTTAATAATTTTAATACAGGCCAATATTTACCTTCTCAAGCCTTAATAGGCACCAAAGGTAAATGGAAAAAAATTGACATTTCAAAATCAGGTAGTGGTGTTAATTTTGGTCATCAGTATGGAGCAGGTAATATTTTTGTAATAGAAAAATAATATGCCATTCAATATAAACTATAAACTAGACAATAAAGATATAGGTACTGTAGTCGTTTCTAAAGGCGACATAATGGAAATCTATTCTGAAATTGATGACGCTTATAAACAACCTGCTTTGTTTATGTATGGTTATCTCGAATCAGGAACTTCAGGTCGAAATGTTGGTTTGTTAAGTGTAAGTTCACCTGTGCAAGTAAGCACTTATGGATGGAAAAATATTAGTGTTCATTATACTTCAGTTTTTGGTATTAAAACTGACGGATCATTGTGGGGTTGGGGAGAAAATGCATCGACTGGTGTTCTTGGCGTAGGTGATCGTGTAGACAGGTCATCACCAACACAGGTTGTAGGAGGAGGCAGTTGGAAACAAGTTAACAATGATTCTGGAACATCTATAGCTATTAAATCTGATGGTACTTTATGGGGTTGGGGTTACAACGATGGTCGAATTCCAGCAAATATAGTATCGACAAATTATCCAAGTAGTCCAGTACAAATTGGTTCAAACAATAATTGGAAATCTTTACCTACACAAAGAATGGCCATTTATCATGCTTTAAAGGAAGATGGAACATTATGGGGTTGGGGTTTTACAACATATGGTAGATTGTTTAACCAAACAACATCAGTAT